ATATGTAGTTCGTCTAATGAATATAAACAAGTATTTAATTTATCCAACAACAAATGGGAATTTGTTCATAGGATAGTTAAACCAGTTGATAGGGGTAATGTAGTTCACCATGAGGATTTTGATAGATTTGATAATTATGGTGAGTTTAAGAAAGGTATTACCATAAACCATAAAGTTAGTTTTGTAGAACTCCTTGATATTAGAGAGGATACAGGTTGTTTGACAATTAAAGATCCAGGGAATAACCACAACTTTCCATTATCCATTGGTGTGTTTGTTAAGAATAGTGCTGATGGTAGAGGTTCTAGTATATCATCCGTGGGTGGTAATCCAAGTGGATTTGCTGAGATAGATGATATCTGGTATTTTGCACGAAAGTTGTATATTGCACTCAAATATCCAATGAGTAGAGTAACAAATATGCAAGAGGGTAGGTCTGGTGATACTCAATTCATGGGATCAACTACAGGTGAGATTAACCGTGATGAGATTAGATGGGCCAAGTTCTTAGAGAGACATCAGAACAAATTCACACAGGCATTCACCAAGTTATTGTTACTACATCTTGAATTCATGGGTCTCAAAAAAGAGTATGACCTTGATGAGAGCAAACTACATGTAATGATGACTCCACCTAATAACTATAAACAGCAAATGAGTCAACAGTTATTGGAATCACAGATGAATAACTACCAAAATGTAGCCAATAACCCTGAGATAAGTAAGTCGTATGCACAAGAGAGGTATTTGGGATGGTCTGAGGAAGATATACAGGCCAATTCCGATGGGTTCAAGAAAGATAAAAAACTATTCCCACAACAAGAATTTTAAGTTTTTATAAATAGATGTAGATATGAAGTAAGTGGTTTAATAAACTGTTAAGGAGATAACATGAGCAAGGAAGACATAGCAAAGGCATTTGATGATTTTGACAATGAGAAGTATTCTAACGCAGAAGAGACATTGAAAGGGATCTTTAAGAAGAAAGTAAATGACCATCTCAAGGATAAACTCAATCTGAAAAATGATGTTATTCAGATGAAACCTGATGATGGTGATGAATAGAGGAGAGAGTATGAAGTTAATTACAGAATGTAGTAATGAACTGGAATTGTTTGAGGAGAAAGGTAAACAACCTTATATCGTTGGTATCTTTAGTACCGCAGAAGTAGAGAACAATAACGGTAGACGATATAAGAAAGAGATTCTTGAAAGAGAGATTAATAAGTTCATGTCAGAGAAGGTATCTAAAAAATCTTCTTTTGGTGAGCTTAGTCATCCTTCTGGCCCTGAAATCAATCTTGATAAAGTTGCTATTGTAGTTGAGTCTCTTGAATGGAGAGGTTCTGATGTGTATGGCAAGGCCAAAATTCTTGATACCCCAATGGGTAAGATTGCTAAAGAACTCGTTAAAGAGGGTAGTCTAGGGATCTCCTCAAGGGGTTTAGGTACAGTATCTGAATCAGGGTATGTTAATGAAGATTTTAATCTCATTACTTATGATCTTGTTGCTGATGCATCTAACCCAGCATCACAGTTTGTGAATGGTATTCTTGAAGGTAAAGACTTTTCTATACCAGGTGAAACCAAGAAAGAGATGTCCGAAGAAGAAGCATGGGACTTGTATTGTGAGTTGATTGAGAAAATTGTTAAGTAAGTTGATATATAGATATACTCTATGTTGTAGAGTCTTTTATTTATAATAAAAGAATGTATCTAAATATTGTTAGGTAATGAAAAATATTTTTACAGGAGGTAAGAATGAATAAAATATTTGAAATGCTTGGGGTTGAAAAACTTGATGAATCCAAGCAAGCGAAGTTGAAAGAAACCCTCCAAACAGTTGTTGAGACTAAAGCAGTCGAAATCGCTGAGGGGAAGGTAGAAGATCTTCTTTCTACTAAGAAAGAAGAATTGGTTGAAGAGTATGAGGATAAGTTCAACTCATACAAAGAAGAAGTAACTGAAAAATTCTCTAATTTTGTCGATGACATTATGGAGAAAGAAATGGTTATTCCTGAAAATGTTATCAAGTATGCTCATCTTGGTGAACTGTATGAAGGTCTGATTGAACAATTCAAGGTAAGACTTGCAATTGATGAAGGCATGATTGATGGTGAAACTCAAGAAATGCTGAAAGAAGCAAAAGACGAGATTGAATCTCTTAGATCCAGACTTGACGAGTCAACAGGTAAAACTCTTGACCTTGAATCAGACACATCTAAAATGGCAGCCCATATCTATCTTCGCAAGAAGTGTGATGGCCTGACTGAGAGCCAAAAGAAATATGTTCTTGATATTCTTGGTGATGAGACTATCAAAGAAAGTATTGACAGAAAATTCGAAACCGTTATTGAATCAATGAAACTAAATCTTCATGAGAAGGGTAAAAAAAATGAAGATGATGATGAAGATGATGATGACAAAGGTGAGAAAAAACCGGAAGATGATGATGAAGATCCAGTAACTGAAATGGAATGTCCTAAGTGTGGGGCTACCTCAACAGTTAAAGAAGCTGATCGTGATGATCGTGAAAAATGTCCTGATTGTGGTACTGAGATGAAGGAAGCAAAAGCTAAAAACGAAGGTCATGCAGCCCCTAAAGGTGAAGCTAAAGACCTTAACGAAGATGGTGAGAATAGTTCTTTTAAAAAACTCAACAGTCTTTGGATGAACGTTATTAAAGAAAATAAAATATAATTTGGAGGAGAATTATTATGGACAATAAGAAAGACGCAAAACAACTTGTTACCAAATGGGGTGATATCCTTAGTGAAGGTAGCAAGATTAAAAACAAAAACATCGAAAAAGCAACAGCTTTGATGCTTGAAAACGAGATGACTTATCTCGCTAAAGGTAGAGATGTTAATGAGGCCACAACTTGGTCTGGTGATAACGTAAACTTTGGTGGTACTTCTGGTAGTGCTGACTTTTTCAAAGTTGCTATCCCTATGGTTAGACGTACCTTCCCTGAGCTTATCGCTCATGAGATTGTAGGTGTTCAACCACTTACTGCCCCTGTTGGACTTGCATTTGCTTTGAGATATCAAGCGGATCAGGAATATAATGGTGTAGCAGGTACTGAAGTTGGTCATAACACAATTGACCCTTATTACTCAGGTAATACAGCAGCATCAGCATCTTTTGATAGAGCAACTGGTGAGGCACTTGGTTCTAACGCAACTGGTGTTGGACTTGGTATTGGTGATGGTACTGCCATTAAAGAACTTAGTATGTCCATTGAGAAGGATCAAGTAGAAGCCGGAACCAGAAAACTGAGAAGTAGATGGTCTTTGGAAGTAGCACAAGATCTTCGTGCAATGCATGGTCTTGATCTTGAAGAAGAAATGATGGATGTGCTTGCATATGAAATCACTGCTGAAATTGATAGAGAACTTATCAATACAATCAGAGTTGTTGCTAATGACAACGCTTCTTCACAAGTTGGTGTAAACGCTATTGATTGGACTACTGATCTTGATGGTAGATGGGAAGCTGAAAAATGCCGTAACGTCTATAATATCCTTATCAGAAAAGCCAACCAGATTGCAATTGATACTCGTAGAGGTGCTGGTAACTATGTTGTGGCCTCTCCAAATATCTGTGCAGCTCTTGAAACAACTTCTGCATTCACTATTCAACCTACAAATGCTGATGTAAATACAGCAACTACTGGTGTATCCAGACTTGGTAGCCTTGATGGTAGAATGGCTGTTTATCGTGACACATTTGCAACTACTGATGATGTTATCGTTGGTTATAAAGGCCCAAGTGCATACGATACAGGTATTGTTTATCTTCCATACATTCAGTTGATGGTAAGTAAAGCAACCTTTGAAGATTCCTTCCAACCAGTTGTTGGTTTGATGAGTAGATATGCAATTCACAGCAACCTGTTTGGTGCTAAAAATTACTATATCAGAACTCAGTTCTCTAATCTTTTTTCAGCAGCATAAGCTGACCTAAGTAATCATTACCTATACAAACCCTAACAGCCTTCTGGCTGTTAGGGTTTTTTTGTGTCTAGTATAAATTTTATATTCCCACAATCCCATATCCTATGGTATTTATTGTTAACCATATTCTCATACTCAGTCAGCATACCATCATATATCATTGATCCATTATCACACCTTTCTTTGATCTTCTTCTTCTGGAATGATCTTCTATGGGTGATGTCTATGGTACTATTTTTGAAATACCAGTAGTTTGGTTTGGTGGTGTGTATATATCTAAATCCATTATTCTCATATACCCCACCTGAGAAGTGTCGAACATCAGCAAATGTAATAACATCCATATCGAAGTTGAATGACATCAAAAGTTTTGTGAATGCACCATGAACCAGTGTATTCTTCCTATTAACAAACCTTTCAAGCATATAGTAGTCTTTATATGTTTTTATTGACATCAGAGATACTAACTCATCATTGTAGTATAATCCATGATGGATACCCCCTTGAAACCCCTGTATATGACTAGAATTATAGAATATTCTGGAATCTTGTGGTGATGTACTCTTTATGGTACACTTCCTTCCATGTATCTTTGTATCATGAATATTGATGGATGATAATATCATAGACTTGATTATAGCCTTCTTCAATAACCACTCATTCTCCCATATCTGAATGAGTCTATACCCCTTCTCCTTACACATGTTATGTTTGTTTAGATGGTACTTATTATCTCTACCAGCACCCTCACTATGCCAGTATAGACCATTATACTCAATAGCAATATTTTTTGATGGGATGACTATATCAAGTTCATATGGTTTTATCAAAGATCTGTCATTTGTCTTGATATCAATGAAATCAGATAACCACTCTTGAAGTTCTAATTCTTGTCTGGATATAACACAAGAGCATTTTGGGCATCCTTGTCCATATAGATGATTCTCTGACCTTTGTTCGAATACACCATGATCAGGGCAGATGATAGAGATAACATCCTTCTTTTTTGTATACTCAACCAATTCATATGAATACTTGTCACCATGAACTTGTTTTGCTCTCTCAATTATAACATCATGATCTAACATCACCTTTCTTTTTGTTGTATCATACCCACAATCATTACAACCCCAACCCATCAAATGATTTGCTGGTCTTTGTTTGAATATACCATGCACTGGACATATTATTTTGATCTTAGTGTTCCTATTTTTGTAGTCCACCAATTCATATGAATACTTGTCACCATGCACAGACACTGATTCTTTTAAAAAATCATCAAATACTTTTCTTTTTGTTGATGCCACTATACCTACACTACACATAGGACATCCTTGACCCCCCATATGTTTGTTTGGTGACTGTTCAAATACACCGTGGACGAGGCAAGTTATTTTAACCTTGGTTGAGTTATTTGTATACTCAACAAGTTCATAAGAGTATTTGTCACCATGCACATTTACAGCACGTTCAATAAATTCTTCTTGTGTTAGTTTTTTCATTATTAGATACCATCCATAGGTAATGTGATAGAGTAGGGTGATGATGGAGCACCACCGTAAACAGGGTAATTATTCCTGACCTCTACATCCATAGGTAATATATAAATCATTATATGTCAAGACACCAACACAAATTTAATTTTCCCACAGTCCCATATTCTATTATATCCATTATCAATCATATTCTGATACTCTGTTTTGTTACCATCATACACCCTGATATCACCATTATTATACTTTGTTATTATACCCTTCTTTTGAAATGATCTTCTATGATGAACCAATACACTGTTATTAAAGTACCAATATCTGGGTATTACATCATGACAATACTCAAATCCATTACTACTATATACATTCCCTGTGAAGTACCTCAAATCGGCAAATGTATAGATATAATCATATCTGAATGATTTCAGTAACTTACTAAACGCACCATGAACAATTGTATTGATTTTATTGACAAACCTGTGCAATTCACCATTTGTGTCTATAGTCATTAATGAGACTAATTCATCATTATAATACAACCCACTGTGATCACCACCCTTAAAACCCTGAATGTGGTTATCATCATAAAATACTCTCGCATCCTTTGATGGGGTATCTCTTATATCACATTTCCTGCCATGTATCTTGGTATCACATACACCAATTGAGTTTAGAATGACACTTTTAATTATATCCTTCTTTGTTAACCACTCATTCTCCCATATCTGAATGAGTCTATACCCCTTCTCCTTGCATAGATTGTATTTATTGAGATGGTAATTCTTATCCTTGCCCTGTTGCTCACTATGCCAGTATAGACCATTGTATTCAATAGCAATATTTTTTGATGGGATAAGGATATCAACCTCATATGGTGATATTAATGATCTATCATTTGTTTTGGTATCAATAAATTGTGATACCCACTCCTGTAGTTCAATTTTATCTTTTGATATTATAGATACACACATAGGACAACCATGACCACTCATATGATCATATGGAACCTGTTCAAATGTACCATGAACAGGGCAATTTATCTCTATCTTTGTGTGTGTATCTATATACACAGAATTATCATATGTATAGAAGTTATTGTGTATTTTTGATGACCTGTCTATGAATTGGGTAATTGTCAGTCTTGACCTCTCACCACCTAATACATTTGCACATATAGGACACCCTTGACCTCTCATATGGTGTTTGGGTGTTTGTTCAAATACTCCATGAGTAGAACATACAATTTTTATTTTATTATATCTTCCAGTATATTCAACTAATTCATATGAATACTTGTCACCATGTATATCACAGAACCTGTCAATAACATTCTGTTTTGTTAGTTGTTGTTTACCAGAACACCCCTTACACCCAAACCCCTTCATATGGTATTTGGGTGACTGTTCAAATGTACCATGAACAGGGCAGGTGATTTTAACCTTGGATGTTGTGTTGATATATTCAACTAACTCATATGAGTATTTGTTGTCGTGTGTGTCTATGGCACGTTCAATGAACTGTTCTTGTGTTAATTTCTTCATATGATGTTATTTATATCTAAATATCCCCATATACAACATCTTCAAGTTGTTTGACTATTGACTTATGACTTATGATATACAGCAGTACATTTTGTCGATTGTGGTTTTGCCTGACTTCTATGATGGTGTAGTAACTCACTTAAAAACTCTTTTGTGTTCATTTAATCACCACTTTTATATAAATAAGAATAACACAAGGAGTTTAATATGTCAAACGAGAAATTTAAAGAGAACGAACCTGACCCACAGATGAATATATCTGAACTGGATGCCATATTCGATGTGGCTATAGACAAGAGATCAATAGATAA